AAAGTGGCGGGCATGACTCCTACGGCGTGTTGTCAACCGGCGTCCAATCCACACCTAGAATCCCTTCGATGGTGGTGAGCCACCGGTCATCGTCCGTCACGGCGGTCGAGTTGGCTTTCGTCCTGAATCCGCCGATGGTGAATCCGTTCGCCGCAGGCAGGCATCCTTCCATGATGCCCTTCACCGCATGGGCGAGAGTGGCGTGTTGGGTCCGGTTGTCGGTGGGTGACGACACGAGGATTTTCACCGTCGCTCGATGCAGTGGGCCGACCACGTTTTCAATCGAGTCTGCCAGCACGAGAATCGCATGGGATTCGGGCGTGCGGATGTCGGAGGAAGTACCGGTGAACACTTCGGGCGCGGGAACGAGCTGCGCGGAGGTGAATAGGCCGGCCAGGTAATCTTCGATGGCTTGATTCATAATGGTGATTTTCAGCGACGGGCCACCCGGTATTCGATGATGCCTGCGCCGGGCTTGCGGTTGATTTCCTCGATCTTGTGGCGCTCGCCGCCGATGAGGATCGTGTCGTTGTGAACCGGCAGCGGAGATTGCAGATGTGCCACGAGGAGCTTCACCGTAAGTGACCCGTCCTGGGTGAATCCGCCTTCCTCAAGGTCAACGGCCAGTCCACTTAGTGAGATCATTGCCTGATACTCCTTGCCGCCGATGGTCACCGGCACGCCCGCATCACGCAGGATTTCAACGAATGCCTCGGCGGCGGCGGCTTGGATCGCGTTCACGCACCAGTCGGCGTGTCAATCGGACACGGGGAGCTATTCCATCTCCAGCTCCGCCTAGATCACCGTCAGCACCTCGCCGTGTGCTTTGGTCCACTCCTGATGAGCGAATTTCAGACGCTGACGTTCAAAAAGCTGAAAACTTGGCAATCCGAATACTGGCCCCGTTCACGCGAAACCTCACGCGAAACCTCACGCGAAACCTCACGCGAAACCTCACGCGAAACCTCACGCGAAACCTCACGCGAAACCTCACGCGAAACCTCACGCGAAACCTCACGCGAAACCTCACGCGAACTTCCACGCAAAACCTGCCCGACAAAAAAACTTAATTGCATTTGTGACTTTTTAGTGGATTCCCACGGAGCTACATAACGGGCGATCAGCTGCTGATCAGCATTACCCAACTAACATAATACAGTATGAATCATCAAAGTGTCATAACCAAACAAGAGTATGGAGTCGTCTCTTTCGATACCTTGGCCCGGTTCGAGAACCCAAACATGGGATTATCCGACGATGAAATATTCGAACGAATGCTGCCCATCTACTTGAACATGGGCAGCGATAAGCCAAAACCTCAACCAATCGAAAGTACAGCCTGCTGGCCAAAGGTCACAAAGGCAATCAAGCGTGGCGAGACTTTTGTAATTGAGGCGAAGCATCTGTCCGAATCACTTTTCTTACGCTTTGATCCCAAAAAACTATCTGAAAGCTATTTCATCATCCGCCGCCACAAGGAGGTCTATGAAGGATCGATAGAAAAGCTTGTGTCAGATGCATCCATTGAGAGCGATTTTCGGCTTTGCATGCTCATAGACTTCTCAACCAAATTTTGCCTTATGGGCCGGGATTATCGACGCCCGAACCATAAATTCGTTTGGAAGGTTGGATTGAAGAATTATGAAATCGTCGAAGATCAGTCGGAAGGCTAACCACTACACCGCTCCGGGCAATTCACCATCGAGAGACGCTAGGAATTTTCTTGGGAGAAGATGACCACGCTTGAGGCTGCCAATCTTCTCAACCATCAAGTTCGTCAAGTAATCTTTGGATGTCGCTGTTCGACACAAAACGGTCTTCCAATGATTCGTCTTCACGTTCAAAAATACGTGAGGGACAATCTTTAATTACCGTGGTGACAATTGCTTCAAATACTTTTCCCAGAAGTTCGTGGTGGGCACGGGCGTGCATGACGTAACGGTCAAGCATCGCATGAATCTGATCTCTGCCTTCTTCGGTCGGCAGGTCTGATCCTACCTGTAAAACAAGCGCGTGTGTGAGTTTATTGCGGATCAATCGAAGAAGATCCAAACTTTCAACCAATCTTCCCGACTCTGGAAATGCTTTCCCGAACTCCTTTATTATTTCGTCAAGCTTCCAGTGACGAGGTGTTTTTGCGGGAGGCTTGTAAGCATTGACTTGAAAAAAAGAAGCGTCTCTCAGAATCAGTTTGAGGAGATCTTCAATGAGATGGGAATAAAGCATCGCCTCCCCATAAGCTGACATAAATCCTTTGTTTTGTGAATCCATTTGTCCGGTCTTCGTTGAGTTTTAATACACCAAAACAAGCACTGCTGCCTGCTGTGCGGCATCCACCACGTCTTCAAACTTTTCATCCTTGGTGTTTGGTTCCTTCAGTCCTTTCGATACAACGGGCACTGATTCTAAGAATCCAAGGAGAAAACTGCTCTTTACTGCGTAATTTACGTTTTCCGGCAATTGACCACTCGCGGTCAATGCCGCCGAAGCGCTTAGTTTTGACCTTACCACACCCACCACATTTCCACGTTCATCGACCAACGCTCCGCCTGAATTGCCAGGTTGCACGGGCACGCTAATCTGAAAACAACGAGCATCGTCCTGCACGCCCGTCAAAGAAGCGATTTCACCCTTGGCCAACTTTGGTGAAAAGCCCTGTAAACCGACGTTTGGGAATCCTACTGTTGCGACTGAATTTCCAAGCTTCACAGATTTGCTCGTTGTCACGGGAATCGATACAAACTTACCATCGGCTTTTAGAAGCGCCAGATCGTTGGGCAAATCTACCTTGACCACCCTAGCAGCAATCAAACCCGAAGTTGTGAGCAAACGAATCTGATTCGCTCCGTCTATCACATGCTGGTTCGTAATAAGAAATCCATCTTCTGTGATGAAAAATCCCGAGCCAAAAGCTGACGGAACGGATTCAACGTTTTGTGCATCAAATACAGGATCGCTGGTGTTCGGGGCATGTCGTGGTTTGAAGTTGCGGGCCATCTTTTGCCCCTCGGCAATTTGCTCACGAGTCAAGCGAGCCTCTAGTGAGGAAATGCTTTTCTTAGAAGATTCTTCACCTTGGCCGGCCGCTAGCAGGAACCATTTATACGCTTCAACGTAGTCTTTCGTCACCCCTTGGCCCGAGAAATAGCAGTTGCCCAGTCCGCATTGAGCGGGCGCGTAGTTCTGTTCCGCAGCTTTGCGGCACCATTTCGCAGCTTCAGCATAGTCCTTCTTTACACCCTGCCCGGTGTAGTAACAGTTACCAAGAGCATATTGAGCATAAGCGTAGTGTTGTTCTGCGGCCTTTCGATACCATTTTGTCGCCGCAGCGTGATCCTTTTTAATTCCTTGGCCGTTGAAGTAGCAGACCCCGAGGTTGATTTGTGCTCTCGCGTCGTTTTGCTCCGCAGCTTTTCGATACCATTTTACCGCTTCTGCTGGATCCTTTGTCACGCCTTCACCAGTGGCATAACACTCCCCGAGGAATGTCTGTGCCAAAGCGTATCCCTGTTCTGCGGATTTACGATACCACCTTGCCGCCTCGGCGGAATCCTTGGCTGTGCCGACACCGTCTTTGTAACACACCCCAAGGTTGCACTGTGCAATGGCGTTGCCTTGTTCAGCGGCTTTGCGGTGCCAGTTCAGCGCCTCTGTCGGATCCTTTGCCACTCCTTCACCATTGGCGTAGCACATTCCGAGTTCGCTTTGAGCGACAGCATTTCCTTGGTCCGCTGATTTACGATACCACTTCGTCGCCTCCACACGATCCTTAGTAACCCCTAGGCCGTTGAAGTAGCATCCTCCGAGGTTGCTTTGAGCTCTCGCATCATTTTGATCCACGGCCTTTCGATACCATTTGACCGCTTCTGCTGGATCCTTTGGTACGCCTTCGCCAGCGGCGTAACACTCCCCGAGGAAAGTCTGTGCCATAGCGTATCCCTGCTCTGCGGATTTACGATACCACTTTATCGCCTCTGCCGGATCCTTAGCGACCCCCTTACCCGCTTTGTAGCATATCCCGAGTAACAATTGGGCTTGAGCATCGCCTAGCTCAGCAGCTGTGCGTGCAGTCACAATTTGCTGGGCTAAGTCTTTCGGAACATTCTCCGAATAAACACGCGCAACCCCAATCAAAAGCACCGCTCCGAACAGAAGGAAATTACGATAAGGAAGAATTGAGGTATTCATAAATGGGTATTGCTCTCGGATTAACAGACATGGCTAAGGGTGTGATAGGAGCCGTATTTTTTATTCCCTTTTGGCGTTCAAGCTTGCGCTAGGGGCGGTGCTGGGATGAAGTTCAACGTTCGCGAGCCGGTGGGCGGAAGACAGATCAGCAGCAGCGCGAGGGGCGCGCTGGCGTGGTCGTCGGTTTTTTGCCCGTTTCATGAGGGTGTGAAGAGGCTGCCGGTAATTTTCAGGACCGGTAAGACAGGAGGCTTGATTCCCTCGGTTTTTGATTGGATCGGTCGCCATTGTAGATCACTCGTATGGAGCAAGGATTTTCAGATAGCCATCATAGGCGTAAAGACGGCCGTATTTGCCTCCGGTGATTTCCCTGACCATCCCGATCTTTCCCAGCTTGGCAAGTGATGTGGCGGTGGTGGTAGGTGTAAGTTCTGTGGTTAGGGAAAGGGCAGCGATGGATGTCATCGGCTGTGCTTTCATGCGCTCATGGATGAGCGAGCATGAGCGCGCGGAGCGGCCCATCTGCGAAATGCGGATTCTGTCTTTCTCGAAGAGTGCCAAGGCTTGTTGAATGTCTAATGCCGTCCTTTCCGCGATGTCGCGAACCCCCTGGAAAAAGAAATCGAGCCATGACTCCCAGTGTCCCTTGAGGCGCACCTCTTGAAGGAGTTCATAGTATCTCGCCCGGTGTTCCTTGAAGAACAAGGACAGGTGCAGAAGCGGATATTGCAAAACACGTTCCTCACGCAGAATTAGCGGAATCAACAATCGGCCGACACGTCCGTTGCCATCGAGAAACGGGTGGATGGTTTCAAACTGCACATGGGCAAGTGCCGCCTTGATCAAGGGCGGAGTTTTCACCGGATCATCGTGCAGGAATTTTTCCAGCGCGGCCATGCAGTCCAGCACTTCATCGGCCGGTGGTGGCACGAACCTCGCATTTCCGGGACGGCTGCCGCCGATCCAGTTCTGACTTCGCCGGAATTGTCCCGGGCTTTGATCTTTGCCCCGTCCGCTGGCCAGCAACTTTTCGTGGGCCTCGCAGATCAGTCGCAGCGAGAGCGGAAATCCGCCGGTCATGCGTTGGTCGGCATGCTCGTAGGCCGCCACGCAATCGGACACTTCGCGGACGTCTTCAACGGGGATGCCCGGTGCCGCCGTGACTTCGTATGCAAGCAGATCGGACAATGAGGACTGGGTGCCTTCGATTTGGGAGGAAGCGACCGCTTCTTTGCGAACGTAGGCGTAGAGGAATTGTTCCGGGGCTGGCAGCAGGCTGACGATCCCATCCAGCCTTCCCAATGCCAGTTGGGCTTCGCCATGAAGTCTCTCCAATGTCGAATCCATCACGATCGGAGGTCGCGGAGGCAGGGCATCGGGAACAAATGCCTTGAACGGCTCGTCCCTCGTGGAAACGGTCACGTAGCGCCCTGTATTGCGTAATTTCACCTCCACAGATTGCCCTAAAATTGGATTTCGGAAAGCTCTAATTCCAACTTTGCCACAAACTTGGAATTTAAAAGCCCGGAATTCCAAGTTCCCATCATTGGCAGCGATGTTTACAATCTGCTGGGAAGATCAAGCCGAGCTTTACCTGCCGTGCGGATTTCAAACAAAACACCCCCTCCCGGTTTCCCGGGAGAGGGTGATGGATGCCAATCGAACTCCAAAGAAGCTTATGGTTTGACGATACGTTTGAGGGCGTCAGTTTTGGCCGGGGCGAATCCGTAAAGACATTCGAGAGTGACGAAGATCTTGTTGGCGCGGGTGTCGGTGAAGCGCAGGTAGCCGAAGGTCATGCCCGTGGTGGGATCGGTGACGGCTCCGGCCTGCTGATAGTCTGCCACCGGTTGGAGGTAGCGCATGGCCACCGCGACGGCGCTGGAGTGGGCCGCGAAGCCAACGAGCTTTTCCGCGTGATCCGACGGGATGAGGGTCGTCTCGTGCAGGTTGAATCCGGCGATCCGCTTGACCATGCCTTCGGTGACTGCCGGGGCGTTGAGGTTCAGGTTGAAGCTCTTGGCCACCACATCGTCGGCGAGCATGTTGGTGTAGTAACCGGAGTCCAGAATCAGTGAACGCGGGTTGGGTGGCATCTTGGCAATTCCGCAGGCATCGCGCAGGCTGAGCACCTTCTTGTAATCGAAGGCGGTGGCGGCGAGCGCGGCGATGCCCGGAGCGCCGAAGTTGGCGAGCGTGATGCAACTGAAGATGTCCACCAGCACGTCTTGGGCGAGTTGCTGGGCGGCAGCTTCCACCAGGGTTTCGAGCACCGTGAGCGAGGTCTCGGCGGATTCCCTGGCGGTGACATGGACGGTCTTGTATTTGTGGCGGTTCAGCGTGACCGGAACCACGGTAACCGTCGAGTCGGCATTGGCTGCGTAGTCGCCTGCGAAGTCGCTCGAAGTGCTGGGCGCGCCAACGAGCGGAACGCGCACTGTATCGAGTTTTTCGGCCGGCATCGGGCTGAAGTCGGTGGAGAACGCCGTGACCGGCAGCAGGTTCGACATGAAGGGCATGAGCGCCCGCTGGGCGACCTTGATGTCTTTGACGTTGGTGAGGGTGTTGGACATGGCTTTCTATCAGGCTTGGTGTTTGAGGATGAGGGCTTGTTGTTCGGGAGTGAGCTTGCGCCAGAAGACGGTCTGCTCGGCGGGATCGGTGATGGCGGCGAAACGCGCGTGAAGATCCGCAGCCTGGGAGGCATCTCCGGCAGGCGTCACTTGGGCGGGCATCGAGGTGCCGGTAGAGGCGACGACGCGGGCGACATCGAGTTGAAGTTTGCGGTCGAAGTCGGTCTGCGATGCTTCCAACTCGGTGATGCGGGTTTGCATCGAGGTGACTTGCACCTTTGCGGCATCCCGCTCGGTGATGAGATTTGCGGCTTGGCTCTTCGCGTCATCGCGCTCCGCTTTCAGCGTGTCGATTTCGGCGGCAAGCAACTCCACTTCGCCGCGCAGCGAATCGACGCTGGTCGATGCTTCATTGAGCAGTTCGGTCTGGGCTTGGTGGTCCCGCTGCAGGTTGGCGACCTGAGTGCGGGCTTCGGCGAGTTCGTCTTCGATGGTCTTCATCGACCGTGATCCCGTGTCAACCGACGCGTGATAGACGCGCAGGCGGCGCATCGCGTCCGCGCGGTCGGGAACCATGCCCGCGAGGTTGTGGCGCTGGGCTTGCTTGCCGCTAAATGTCTGACCTTCCATCGCCTCGGCAGGAATCGCACGGCCACGGGAAAGCACTGCGTCGTGAAACTCAGCGGCGATTTCGGCGAGGTTCGATTGAATCAACTCGCGCTGATCATCTGTTAGCGGAGTGCCGGGCGCACCCATCGCCTTGTATTTGCCGACGGAGAAGACCTCGACCTTGATGCCCGCTTTATCGAGGGCCGCGCTATTGTCGATCACCGCCTGCACGACGCCAATGGATCCGACCTGGGCGGAGGGCGTGGCGTAGATCGCGCGGGCTTGGCTGGCGATCCAATAGGCCGCCGAACACATCAAACCGGAAGAGAACGCATAGACTGGCTTGCTTCCATTCAAAGCCTTCACCGCCGCCGCGAGTTCCGGAGTGCCGGCCACGGTGCCGCCGGGTGAGTCGATGTTGAGAAACACCGCCTTGATGTCGTCGCGTTCCCCCGCTTCACGCAAAGCTTCACCGATCTCTTCGGAACTGGTCGCACCGAAGAAGATGCGTGCAAAGAGGTCGGGCTTGCGAAGGATCGGCCCTTCGATGGCGACCACGCCGATGCCGTCCTCAATGGAAAGCAGTTGGCTTTCGGCTGCCTGCTTTGGGAGGAATCCACCGCGATCCACCAGTCCCCGCAACGAGGCAGCCATGGATTGCAGCGCTTCAGGTTGGATCAGCCACTCGCGATGTTGAATTACCGGGTTCACGCCCGGATGGCGGTGTCAACGGCCAGGCGGTGGCTCTTCCGGCTCGGGCAGAGTGACAGGCATGCCATTCGGTTTCCAGAGCATGTCCACCGGCACTCCGTATTTCGCCGCTGTATCCAGGATGAGCTTGGCATCGCTGGCGCGGCGTTCGATTTCCTCGCCAAAGTCGGCACCCTGTTCGTTGAAGTGATCCGACAGGGTTTTCAGGCCCATTTCCACGTCGGCACGGTTTTGTTGCGCCTCGCGTCCGGCGTCCACAGTCACGCGCTTGGGTGGAACGGAGCTGATCTTCCACCAGCCTGGCACCGGTGGCAGGAATCCGCGGGCAATGGCATCGCCGATCACATAGGCCCAGACCGGTTTGATGAGTCGGCTTTCGAGAATCATCTGGCGGAACGAGAAGCGGCGATCTGCCTTGGCCACAACCAATCGCACACCGGCTCCACCGACCTTGCTGGAATCGGCCGCGAACTCAAAGGGGATCATGCCCAGAGCGGAGTCCCGTCGCAGGTATTCGAGGAAACCGGTGAAGGTTGGCGACGGACGGTTCGACTGGAAGCTGTCGAGTGACTCGTCGGGTTTGAGGGCGACCAGTTTGCCACCGACAATGCGTTGCAACGAAACCGGATCGCTGGACTCACTGCCTACCGCGCCGCCGACCACGAAGTCGCCGTTGTCGTCGATCTCACCGCGAGCCGTCTTGAGAATGCGAGCCACGTCCGCATTGTCTTTGACCGCGTGCTTTTCGAGAGCGAGCAATTCCATTTCGTCGATCACATGATTGATCGAGTGCTGGATTGTCGGGTGAGAGCGGACACCGCCGGCCCACTCGGGTTCGTGGATATGGAGAACCGACGCGGCTGGTAAATCACGGTGTTTGCTGTTGTCTTCCAACGTCCGATAAAAAACCGGTGCGCCCCACGCATCGAGGCCGACTCCGTCGATGGTTTCCTGTGAACCGAACTGGTCGCCTACGCGGTGGGATTCGATCAACTGGATGCGTGGTTCGCCTTGGGCGTCGCGGGTCTTGTGGATGAAATACTCGCCGTCGATGTCCATGCCCCGGCAAACCAGGGCCTGGCATTCCTCGAACGAAAACCGCCGCGTCACTTCACAGCGGGGCGACCACATCGCGAAATAGGATTCCGCTGCCCGGTTCCACACCGGATCGGGTGATTGCGCCTGGACGCGGATGCCGTCGCCGGTCGAGTAAATCGCCATGTTGGCGACCAACTCCCGCACGAATCCGCTGTTCTTGTGCATGTATCGCGACTTGCGAACCAGCTCGGCGCGGACACCCGGCGTGAGTTCGTTTCGGGCGTCGGTTGGCGATGCTCCCGGCACACTGCCGCGACGTGGAGACCAGTTTGCCGACTCGTATGGTGAGCCCCACGCCTTCGGAACGAGAATCGGCGGCAAAAGCAGGTGCGCGAAGTGTTTGAAGCGGTTCATTTCGGCAGGTATCCGGAGATGAAGGAGGCTGCGGCGATGCGGGGTTTGCCGTAGGTGGCGGGATCGAGCACGCGGAGCGCATGGCCGCATTCCTCAAGCACCTGATCGACCGGCATGGTGAACTGCTTCGATGCCGAGCTGCCCGCCTCGTTCCAGGTCATGAGGGTCTTGCCTTCGATCAGGAATTCCTTCGCCCGCTGCTGGATGGCGAGCACCTCGGAAATCGTGAAGCCGGTGATGAAGAGTCCGCGTGCCATGTCAGGTTGCGCCTGTCAACGGTCAGGCTATCTGCCTGCCGCTCTTCCGAACCTGGCGCGCCTCGGCAAGCGTGACTCCGGTCTTC